CGTTCACGGCCATTGTTCCTTGCGCGCTTCTCAGCGACATCACCGACAACCTGTGCTGCAGAATACATGAACGGACCGGCGAAGGCGCCAACCGTGGCGCCAGCTGCGGCACCGCCGGGGCCAGCAACAAGGCCACCGCCAGCTCCACCGATACCGGCGCCTGCAATACGGCTTCCGATCGAGCCAAGCACCTGGCCGCCCTGCTCCACAATGGCACGCGGCAGATACCCGGGGGCAAACCCGCCAACAGAGAAGTCCTCTTCCTGCGGGTTCATAAATCGGTTTGCGGCGGATTCGTAGTTTTCGACCTTCGGCACGCTCTTCAGCGCGTCGCCAGCGTCTTGGTAGCCGAGCACGCTGAGTGTCGTGCCGGTGTTTCGGATTGGATCGCCCAAGCCCTGCAGCAGGGCGCCGGTAAAGGAACGATCAGGCTCCACCGGAGCTGGCACAAGGTCATCGAAGGCGCCCTTGAGTGCTTGCGGATTGGTTTGCGGAACCAGGTCATCGAACGCACCCTTGATCTCACCGGGGTTGCCCTGTGGGATCAGGTCATCAAAAGCGCCAGCCATGTATCAGTCCTTTAGAGTAATTCCCATTTCCGTAAGTCTAGCACGAACAGCTTGAGGATCTGCACCGAGCTGGATAGCTGCATTCGCTTCAGCAACCGCTGCATCCACTTCAGCCTGGCTCGTCACCTTGCGGATCTGAGGCTTCGGCTGCGCGGCTGGCTTCGGTTGTGCTGCAGCAGGTTTTGGCGCAGCCGGAGCTGGCGCGGCAGGAGCCGCTGTGGGAGCGGCCGGTACGCGCACCAACCTATCTGTGAAGTTCCATGCGCCAGGAGCGCCATCAAGCTGCGGCACGGGGCCGAACATCTCTTCAAACGCCACCATAGCGGCGCCCATCATGTCACCGGTATCTTGATACAGTGAGGATGCGCGAGCGATCATGGCATTACGATCCGCAGGCTGAAGCTCGCCGCCTGCAGTGGCGGCAAGGGTATCAGCGATTTCATTTAAGCCCTTGATGTCGGTCGGCGTGATCTTCGTCGGCTTACCGCCTCCTGCGCCGCCAGACGAGGAACTGTATGGCGCGGTGAAGACGCCGCCCACTGCAGTTTCTGGCACGCGAACATCTTCTGGTGCAAATACCACGGAGCCGCCGTTCGATACGACGACGGGTTTTACGCGCTCTCGACTGTCAAGCAGATCCTGGCCGCGCCGCGCGGTAGTGGCACCAACGTCTGCGGTATATCGAGTGCCTTGCAACCTGGTGTCAGCGTCATACTTGTTGCGCAGCGTGCTCTGGCCCTCCATAAATACACGGCCCGGTGCTGTGTCTTGGTAGTTTCCGCCAGCTCCGATCTGGTACGGCGCCAGATTTTCAACTGACGCTCCAGGCTGCGCGGCCATGCGCGCCAGGTTGAAGTCACCAGCGTTCTTCATGTAGTCATCACCAGCGCCGAGAATGGCGCCAAGGATTGCATTCACATCGCCACCGGCGGTAACAAGATCAACCGCATTCAGCCTGGAATCTGTCAGCGCGTTCTGATCGCGGGTTTTGGAATCGAACAGCCCGGCCTCAGAACGATACTTGCCAGCCTGCGCCATATTGCTATGCGCGCCAGCCATATCTCGTTCAGCTGCCGCCAGCGCCTTCCTGGCAGTCAGCTGATCGCCCTGGTCCGGGAACAGCGCCTTGACGATGGCGTTGCCAAGATTGCCGACGCCCTGCGTAAGCCCGGCGTATGGATTGACGTACTGACCGTTTGGCATTCTCAGATCTCCTTAAAATCCTACAAGGCGCACACCTGGCCCACCGGCGCCGAACTGCACGCCAGCGCCTGCCGGTGCGCCGCGCACACCGCTACTGAATACATTGCGTAGATTGATGCCTGGGCTGACATTACCGCTAGAACCAAAGATGTTGCGAAGGTTGTCCATGCCAGCGCCACCTGCAAACATACCGATCTGGCCAGCCGTACCAAGAATGCTGCCGAGAGCTGCACGGCCCGCACCCTTCTGTGCGGCGGCTTCCATCTCAAGCGGAACAAGCGACGCATAGCCCCGGCCAAAGTTGCCAAGCACACCGATGTCTTGCGTGTTGCGGCCGCGTTCAATTGCCTGACCGAAACTGGCGTCGCCAAAGCTATCAAGCGCAGCGCGCAAGCGAGCGGATGTGACGGAGTTATCGCGCGTCACGCCCCGGCGGCGATCGATCTCATCCTGCACAACCTGATTGCTGGTAACATTCTCAAACTGCTGACCCATTGAATCAGTCGTCTTGTCGTCGGCCAGCAGAGCTTCGTACAGCGCGCTACGCTCAGCCTCCGCCTCGGCCATATCTGCCTCGGTAGCATCCTTGCCAGACTTGCCCTTGCTGTCTTCAAAAATCAGATTCTGCGCTTCCTGCAGGCGTTGCTGCCGACGACGTTCATTCGCCAACACATTCGACTGCGCCTTCTGCGCTTTGTTGGCTGCACTTTGCTGAAGCAGCGCACCACCGATAGAGGCGGCTGCAGAAATGACGGTTACTGGATCACACATAAATTGATCTCCTTACTTTCCGGTCGTCATCGAGCCCTTGCCGAATGGCGAGCGAACACTGTTGTCGTACTGCCTGATCTGATTCTGGATAGATCCGTACTGCCTGCCACCGGCGTATGCGCCGATACCTGCCGCCGCATCGTTGAACAGCTGACCGATTGGGCTGAAGCCAGGCATGATGCGAAGGTTGCCGCTCGCGCGCATCGCGTTTGCTGCAGCCAGCTCATTGTCGCCTGTGGCGGTGAGCTGGTTCACCAGATCGTTTCTGGAGTTTTCAATGTCCTGACGGGTGGCATTCACGAAGTTCTGCGCCTGGCCGCCAACGTCGATGATGTTGCGATCTCGCTCAGCCAGGAGCTTCGCCTTACGCTCAGCAGAAAGGCTGGATTCAAGATTGCCGCCACGCGCCAGTGCAAAGATCAGATTCTTGTTCTGATCTGCATACTGGTCTTCCAGCTGCGGCATGGCATAGTCAAGATATGCCTTGCGGCGCTTTTCAAAGAACGCATTATCAAAACCGTTTGCGCCTTCAAAAATATCCTTGATCTGCTGAATGCCGAGCTTGATGCGCGCCTGCCTGGCCTCTTCCGCCTTGCGAGCTCGCTTTGCTTCCTTGTCGCTGCCGCCGCCCTTTGCCTCCGCAACAGGGCCGTCATACTCATAGAACTCAGACGCCGCTTCATCAGTGATGTAGGTCTGAAGTTCTGGATCCCATGCCAATACCGTTTTCGTCCATACTCGCATCGTGTTTTCTCCATTCTCGCGGGATGTAAGGACACCGCCGCTTCGTCATTCCGAATACAATTAAATCGTCGTCAGGCAATCCGTCCTCAAGACGCCCCTCAACTGTAAAGCCTAGACCAATGCAAAGTTTTATAGACCTCTCATTTTTGGATCCAACCAGAAATGTCACCCTCTTGAGATCCATGATAATGAACGGCACCGAGAAACTTGCCCTCAATAACGTCCTGCTCAACCACCTTCTGCTGCCGTCACTCGCTACGCTCATCTGCGCGTCGCACATACTGAACGCCTCATAAACAACAACAGCCACAATCTTTTCATTCACCCTGGCGGTAATTCCAACCGCATCAGGTTTCCAGTGCGGAACGCCTACTTTTTCTGCCGCCCACTCCAGATCACTGTCTGTAGCCGCATCAATCTTCATGTCCAATCCCAGGAGTAGCAGAAGAACATCTCACCGTTCTTGCCATAGTTCTTCAATGTTGCTTCCCTGGTTGCACCAAGCGTTTCCAGCCACTTATGCGATTCAACATGGGTGGATAAAGTAAGGCATTGCCCTCGTCGCGCACCTTGCTGAATAAGTGTCGGTATCATAACCTTTTTTGCAAACCTGGTCATGCCTAACTTGCACTCATGAAACCTGTCAGTGCCTATCAACCATAGTTGCCAGACGTTCGGCCAAATGCAGTGAGCGCCACCTGCGGCAACAGGCGTACCATCGCTAAGCGCAATCCAGCCGCCTTCAGCAGCAGGCATGAATCTTGCCGCCATGCTTTCCGGCGTTTCATCAAAACTGGTGGCAGCAATCTCCGCTGCATCCTGCTCCCGCAAGTTGCTGCAGATCTCAAGCAACAGATCAGGAGTAATATCAACCAGTTTCATCGCTATCGTAGTGAAGTAAAAGGTTGCCGATTTTTGCCTTGCCTGCAGCGCGATGAACCAGACGCACACCAAAGTGCGTGCCATAACCTGCAGCGGCAAGGCGGCCGAGCGCGAACGTAGGCTGATCAATGATGCCAACCTGGTCCTTGGCGTCTGGAGCTGACGTATCCATGCCAATGAACACGCGCCATTCGCCTTCCACTACCGCATCCATCGAATAGAGGCGCTTTGTGGTTGCAGGATTACCAGCATCAAGGAACGGCAGCTCAGCAATCACATCGTAGTCATCACCGTACTGCGTGCCGGTGAGGCCGCCGTAGGTGTAGATCACATTGCCACTACGGATGATCACCTTGTTGCCGCTTAGCCCGATCGCGTCCACGGTAAAGCCAGGTTCGTAGGTGGCCCATGCACTGATCTGAGATGATGGGTAGTTGCTATGCACGAAAATCTTGTTCCCAACGGCAAGCCAGTATCTGCCGTCAACCGGCTCGACTGTACCGAACGCATCCGCCACAACAGCGTCGCCAACCTGCTGCATCTCATCAATCACCAGCGCATCGATCGGCGTGCCGATGTCAGTGACTGCCGCCGCGCTCGACGCATCGCGTGCGCGAAGAGAACGAATGCCGCTGTCAGACAAGTAGATCACATCGCTGTCACCAAACTGAACGACACTGGCCGGTGCCACCGTGCCGGTATTGCGCAGGATCTGCTCCTGGACATTGCTGGCCGGGTCAGGGTCCATGTTCCATAGCTGGATGGTGCGTCGTGCGAAGATGGCCAGGCGGTCCAGATAGGTTTCCATCGACACCAGGTTTTCCGCACCGCCGTCCTGGTTGTTCATTGAAATGAACCCGGCGCCTACACCATCGGTTGAGTTGGTAGGATCATTCAATGCACTGAAGTGCAGCAGCGATCCGCTGGTGCTATACACCTTCGACTTGTAAGTTTTCGCCCAGGTGCCTGGCACATAGGTGTTGCTTGCATCAGCGCCGTTGGCGGTGAGAGAGCTTGCAGGATTGACCGTCACATTGCCAGACACCGACACTTCAACGGCCATGTTGTTGAACTGGATACCGGCATTGGCGGCTGCCACATTCACAATGCTGCCATTGCGGCTGGCCGTCCAGTCAGGGCTGGATACAAAACTGTTGATCTGATTTACAACAGATTGCGCAGTCGCCTCATTGTCAGAAGTGTACGGAATGCTGACACCAAGGATCTGAACACCGCCAACCGTGATGCTGGTGATGCCATTAAAAAAGCCACCAGACAGAGCTCCGACGTTCGTATTGGTTGTGAATGCGCCAGACGTGACAATTCCAATAATCCTGCCGTTCGGCTCGCTACCGGCCGTAAGTGCGCTGATCGTGACCTGATTGCCTACTGCAGCTGCAGTATAGTCCGGGGTGGACGCAAACGAATTGATGGCATTGGCAACCGCTGTTGCCGTAGTCGAGTTGTCGCCAGTGTGCGATACCGGCGCAGATATAATCGAAACCCCGTCAACCGTAAGAGTGGATAATTCCCCGGTAGATCCACCCGTGACAAGAAAGCTGAAAGACGACACGGCTTGCCCTGGCGAACCGCCAGCAATAGCAAAGGCGGCACGCGAACGGCCGTCTACATAGTCGTCAATGCGCACTCCATCGTAGAAGTGATACACAGAACCATCATCAAACTGACCGATGACGTACAGTTTGTTGTTGTAAATCTCGGAGCGCAGAACCTTGATCAGCTCAAGACTGGATGGATGTTGAAGGCGCTGGTAGCTGACACTGGATGGCAGCAAGTTGGGCTCTACATCACTGCCGAACACATAAGCCCGCCCGCCAAGTACCGCCATGCCAATGGTGCCAGGCGGCAGCGACACAGTAGGCACGAATGCCTTGCGCTTCTCGATCTCACCGCCCTGGGTAATATGCGCATTCACCAGCTCAAGCAGCGTACCGGCAGGGGCCGTGAAACGGGTGCGGCGAGTATCTAACCCGCCGCGAAAGTCATTGATCGCTACGAACGCCATTTACGGATTGTCCTTGATAGGCGCGCCGCGCATTTGATATTCGTTGAACGAGCTCGGCGGTCCGCCACCCATGATGAACATGTCAGACTTGGAGTTTGCGCCCTTGAGTTTGTTGTACCGGCGGCCAGCCAGGTCCAGCTTCAGCTGCGCGTCTGGCGACTTCTGCCGGGCCAGGAGCTCGGCAGCGGCAAACAGAACAATCAGCTCGTCATCGATGTCAGCCTGGTCACTGTCAGCAACCAGCGGCCGGAGATTACGGACGCCACGGAAGCGCAGCTTGCCTTCAGAAAGCGGAACAGGCCAGACTTCGTATTGATTGCCCTCAAACTTCTGCCACCGGCGAACAGGATCCTCGCGCTCGTTGTCGTCTGGATCGCTGATGTTGTAGTGGCGCAGGGAGATGCCGTACTCTACAGGGCGCCATTGCCCTGCGTAGTAAACCGCGACTTCCTCGATGCGCTCGTAGTCCAATTCAGGATCGAACGTGTAGTACCGCTGGCCTGCCTGCAATACTTCTTCGCGCCAGACCTTCAGGTGGTTCCAGGCATAATCCTGCCAGAGAAAGATCTGCGTGCGCTGCAGCAGGCGCTTGTGTTGGGATTCGGTGTTTTGCCCCTGCGCCGGATTGACGCTATGGCCGCACTCTTCGCGCAGCCGTGTAAGCAACTCACCAAGCGTTGTATTCAGGGGCATCACTTACTCCTTATTCGTCGGCGCCTTCGCCTTCGTTATCACCGGCAGATGCGCTCTCAAGCGCACCATCGTCGCCCGCCTGCTCCACTTTCTTGCCAGCCTTCGGCTTCTTTGGAGCTTCGCCGCCACGGTTCACGCCAATATCAACCAGATCAACAGGCAGCTTCGGGTGTGCGCCTGGGAACATGTTGGTGACAACCTTTGCACCGTAGCGGTCAATTAGGCGCTGCAGCTCTTCAGCATGTGGGCGCTTGTCATTCTTGATCGGCTGGATATTTACAACAGTATCTTCGCCGCCATGAATGGCACGAAGTACGACGATCTCAGCCACGGTCACGTTCTTTTTAGGAACGGTGTTCAGCATACTTCCGCCAAGGCGGACAGTGCAGTTGCATACTTGCATTGTAGTTCTCCTGAAGTGAACAGGGCGGGCCGAAGCCCGCCACTGTCATTGGTTACACGGTGATTTCGTAAACGCCGGAGCCGTTACGGGCCTTGGCGATGAGGCCACCAGTCCAAGTCATTGCGCGATACAGAACGTACTGATCGTGCGGACGAGTTGGATTGTGGGTCTTGCGATCTTCACCTTCCATTACCATCGGCAGGATCTTGCTGGTGTCGATGACGTAGGCACGGTTGGATTCATCCAGGTCATCCAGGGTAGGATCGTAGATGAAGCGACCTACGCCACGCATGCTGATGTCAGCCATGCCGATGTCGGTCTTACCGTTGTTGATGAAGCCGGAATCGGTGTAAGTACCCTTTTCGTGAATTTCGTCTTCCAGAGCTTCCAGGAAGGCAGAACCGCACAGAATCAGGTCAGGCTTACCGCCGTACCGTTTGAGCTGGCGAACTTCAGCGCGCAGGGTTTTGGTCAGCGTCTGCAACGATGCGCTCGGCACAATTGCATTGGCACCAACCAGCGCGCGGTTACGCCACCAGGTCAGAGTTTCACCGTCCAGACCGCCGACGATAGCACCGGCTGCGTCAGGCTCATCCAGGATGATGGACTTGAGGCCAGGTACAACCTTGGCATCTTGCGTACCATCCAGCCAGAACATTTCGTTCATGGAGCGAGCCCAACCTTCGGTCATGTCTTCCAGCTTGTCTTCCAACAGACCGGTGATGACAGTCAGCTCGCGCTGGCTATGGTTGGTGGTGCTCTTGCCGTCGGCAGAATCAACGACGCTGATACCGTCCTTCTTCAGTTCGGTCAGCGTGACGGTGATACCAGCGTGAATTTCTTTCCACGGGAAGCTAGCCTGCTTCAGGTTCGCAGGGTTTTGGTACGAAACCGGGTCATTGTGGGTGTAACCCTCAATCTCGGTCGTGTAGTCACCCTTCACGTTGAAAGCGATGTCGCCTTTGCCGCCTGGGAACGTCTTCTGACGGTCCATCATGTGTTTCAGGAGCGGTTTGTCCTGAATGGTTTGAGAGATCGCCGGGCCTTTGATGTAGAAGTCAAAGGCTGCATTGGCGATGTTATCGATTTCGCCTTGGGTAAAAGCCATGATCTATGTCCTTTCGTTTCATTACCCGCGAAGTGACAGCTCGATCGCCTCTTGCAAGGTCTTCGGTTCCGGCTTCGCAGATGTCGTAGTGGAAGCGGCACTCATGGTTGTTCGTACTTCCTGGCGGCGCGGCGCGAGAGCCTTCAATCTCTCGGTCGCGTCACTGTACGCCTGCTGAACAAGGGCTACTGCATCTTCCTTAGTCTTCGGCGGATTCTGCATTCGCAGAACCTGAACACGATCAACAATAAATGCTTCTTTTACAGAGTAGTCTGGATCACGTTGCTGAACGCCCTTGATCCACGCATCAACTGCGGTGGCCATTTCGACCCTGCCTGATTGCTCCATCTGCAACTGCTGCCGTTCCAGCTCACGCTGTTCCTGCAGTGTCAGACGCGCTTCAGTCAGCGCCTTCTGGTTACGAACTGCTGCAAGCTCTTTCGCGGTGTCCTCATCGACATAGCCGCTTTCGACCTTCTGCTTGAGGTCATCAGGCAACTCAACACCAAGAAACTGGCGCAAGCCACTAGCATGCTCTTCAAGCCTCTTCAGCGCCTCGGCCGGGTTCGACTTCATCAGAGCCATTACTTCAAAACCGTCAGCCACTTCTTCCGAAGTCAGCTCGTTTTGCTGCATGTACGTCGTCAGTGCGTCGAAACGCTCAGCTCGTTCGCGGAAGGTGTCGCGCTCTTGCAACAACTCTTTCCAACGCGGGTGATTGTGGAACGGAACCTTCTCTTCAGGCTTTTCGGTATCTGCTTTCGCCGCCTCTTCGCCTTCAGGCTTCGTTTCATCCACTTTCTCTTCTGCAGGTTGGGCGGTTTCCTGCTTTGGCTTATTACGCTCGGCGGCAGTTTTGATAACTTCCTCAAGCGTCTTAGGCTCATTAGCGCCCTCGCTCTCCACGCCAGACGACTGCGTAGAATCTGTATTAGCGTCTGTAGCTCCCTGAGTTTCCCCAGGGTTGTCCTGCTTGATTTCTTCATCCGACTTAGCCGGATCAGCAGGGATTACCTGATCTTCGGCCACTGACGAGGTTGGCTTATCCATTTAGCGTCCTTAAAAGGTTGTATGTAGGGTGTATTGTATAGTGTTGGTCGGCAAAATCAACACATTACGCGACGGGGAACTGGTCCTGCGCCATGTTCTGCGTGTCTTCGCTGGCCGTCGGAGATGGCACACCCTGTCCACCAGCTCCGCCTTGCGCATTTGGATCGGTAGCGGGATCACCTGTACCGATCTGCTTCATCCTGTTCATTGCCATGATCGACTGCACGCCAGCGGCAATTGCCGCCGTGAAGTCAATGCGGTCATCCAGGCGCTGCACCGCCTGCTTCGCCATCCACTCAGGCGAAATGCCTGGGATCTGCATCAGCAGCGGCGCCATGCGCTCAAACGCCTGAATCTCGGCAGCGCGGTTCGGCCGACCGGATGAGCCAGCTTCAATCTCCAGCGTCAGCTCGTCGGCAATCTCTTGCATGCTTAACTCCGGCCAGACAGCGCCGCGTCCGGCAATCTTCTTGACGGTTTCTGCAGACATTTCCTGCAGCAACACCTGACCTGCAGAACGGGCCAGGATCGACAAGAAGTCGTCCAGGTCGTCCACATTCGATTGGATGTTGGATGACCGCGTGCCTTCTGCTACGGAAACTTCCGTGGCGGTGGCGCCGGACGTGGTGCCAAGGTTGGCCTCCTGGGATCCGACAACCAGCTGCACGTCTTGCAGCGCAGCGCCGGTGTCATACAGATCAGGCGAGATACGCGGCCCTTCAATAGGCTGCAGCACGTCGCTGATCTTGGCGCCAGGCTGCAATGCGTTCATCTCAATCACAGCGTTCGCCGGGTGGTTCTGCAGCTTCGCCTTGTCTTCATCATCCAACAGGCCGCGCTGCACCGCCGTCTTCGGTCGGTTGGCATGCCGGTGTTCGCGCAAGCCCTGGCGCGCCCGGTTGTATTCTTCCTGCATGGGCCGCAGCAACTCAACGTCGGACGGCGGATAGATGTCGTTCGGGTCTTCCAGCTCGTTGAATGACAGGTCGAAGATCGGCCAGAAGCGATCGATCTTGACGGGCGGTTCAGCCGGTTGCTCCAGGAACTCTTTGTACCCATCTGCCACGACATACATCAGGCGATCTGCCTTACTGTAGATCTCCCACACGCACACCATAGCGTCGATCGGTTGGTCTGAACCAAGCTCGTTGAAGCCTCTCTTCTCGCCGTCACGGCGATAGCGCGTGTAGGACGTGCTAGCCAGGTCAACCTTGTAGATCTCTTTGACCTGATCCACGGTCAACAGGTATTCCTGTGCCACCCAACCAGCACCAACAAACCCTTTCATCAGCCTGCAAGCTGGATCAACGATAATGCTGGTGGAACTTGGGAAGTCAAAAACCAGACCTTCGCGCTCGACCAGTAGCGGCCTGTTTTCCAGATCCTGCAGGATCAAACGCAACCTGGTGATTTCTGCACTGGTGTCTTCAATCTTGTTTTCACCGGCGTCCGCCGCAATGCGTTCAAGCGTCGCAAGCTGCTCACGAACGTCCGTGATTTTCTCAGCGTCTTCCGGCCGCATTTGCATGGCGCGCTGGTAGCCGAGCTTCACAAAACCAACGGCACAAGTCAGCGTCCGGCGCACAAGCTGCTTCATCTGCGTCTTGAACGGCGGGATCTGCTCTGTCAGCTGGTGCTTGAACACGATCTCCATGGTCTTGCCGATGCGGTCCAGCATCTGCCGCCTTTGCAGCCCGGCGGTAAAATCCTGCAGCATCTGCATAGAAGCTGCGTCACCCATCTGAGCACCTGCATAGGCAGACTGCAGGCTGGCAGAAGAGCCATCCCACACCTCAAAATCCATCGTTTCGCGGCGGGTTGCCACGAACTTTGGATTGCGCGCGTAGAGAGAAGCTGTACGCTGCTGGATATGCCGTTGTACGATGTTGGCGCGGTAGCGGTCGTCCTTTTTGGACTTGGACCATTGATGGCCGCGCGCAAACGACATGTCATCGCGCATGGCATTGAACTTGTCGCCCCAATGCTTTTTGGCCGCCTGGATCTTGCTGACCCACTCACCTACCAGATTCGCGCGAGATTGATCCTCTTGCGTCTGCTCATCAGCGCGCAATAGGCTTCCAGCGTTCGCTTCAATTACCTGCTGCAGATCTTCCATTCCAGCCATCAAAAGCCCCCTGTATCCTGCGCAGCTTTCAACCTGCGCTCAATTGTTGCCTTCCACTTCACCCAACCAAACGTGCCTGGCTTTGGCACGTTGTCAGTTCTTGGTGCCGTGGGTGAAGCTGAGTTAATTCTAGTCAGCTCGCGCCCCAAGTGCGCCAGCGCGTCCACAAAGTCATCGTGTTTGCCGTGCGGGAACTTCAGCAGTTCCTGCTGCGCTTCTGGCCACCAGTAGGCAAAGCCTGGGAAACGCACCTTACCCATAGCCATGCGCGCCTGAATCGCCTGGGCGCGAGTTACTTTGTCCTTGGCTGGCACAACCTCCACCAGATTCACATACACCCGCTCTTCATCCATGCGCTTGCGTAGGAATGGTCCGATCGATTTAGATATATGGCCCTTTTCAGCCCACCAGTAGAGCGGGTGGTAGCTGCGCATTAAGTCAATCATACCATCCACCACGTCGTCGGTGTCAGCCTGTCGCCAAAAGATTTCCGGCAGCACCCACATCGTTCCGTTCTGATCAACGCCGACGACAACGCAGGCGGTCAGATCTCGGTTTTGCTCGGTAGATACCGCATGGTCACTGGCAACGTAGTAGCGCAGCTCGCGCGGCAGATCGTGCGGCAGGTAGGTCTTGATATGCTCAGCCTTGAAGAAGTTGCCCTCTTCCGGCGCCGGGTTGCCCTGGTAAAGCGCCTCAAAACCGCGAGGATCAAGCCGCCTGGCGGATAGCAGGTAGTCGGCACTGAATCTATCAGGCCACAATGCGTCACCCTCTTTCCGGCCAAGCACGTCGTTCTTACCGGCGATGGCTGGCAGATGTAGCACGCGCCAGTTCTTCGCCTCTTCCGGGTTGTAGTACGGGTTGTCTGGATCAATGAGGCGCCCAACAATATCGTCTTCGTGCCACCTGGTCATGATGATGACTACGCGGCCGCCGACGGACATCAAGCGCGACATGGCAACTTGCGTGAACCAGCTCCACATCTTGTTGCGCTGCGTCGGGCTGTCGGCCTCTTCGCGGTCAGACACGATGTCATCGATCAAAAGACAATCGGCCCCGCGCCCGGTGAGCGTGCCGCCCTTACCAACAAACACGGCAGTGCCGCCTTCGCTTGTCTGGATCCGGTCTGACGCGGCACCACCACGGCGCAGTCTGCACCCAGGAAATACCTGCTGATAGAACGGCGACTTCATCTGCTCCCGCACTTCCTTACCGAAGTCTTCTGCAAGCGACGCGGTATGCGAGGCAAGGATGATGCTCATGTAAGGATTGCGGCCCATGAACCAGGCCGGAAAGCGTTTCGACGCCAGCTCAGACTTGCCGTGGCGCGGCGGTATGGTGATGATCAGCCGCAGCCATTCACCGCTCTCGACGCGCTCAAGCGCACCGGCAATGATCTCATGGTGAGCCGCCGCCTTGTACCTGGAGAGCTCTGTATCGTCGGGATCCGACGGATCCGGCATGCTCATCCTGGCAAAATCGATCAGGCTGTCGCGGGCCTTCTTGAGCGTGATAAGGCGCTTCGCAGCCTTGAGCTGCATTTCATACGCCTGGATCTGCTCCAGCCGCGCCTTCTCGGCCTCATCGATTGGTGGCTCTGGTTTCTTAGCCATTGCTCATCTGTGCAATCACTGCATCAATAATCTGCTGCTGCAGACCGGGTGACAGTGAATCAAGCGTTACGATACCGTTCTTTAATGCGCCATCGTCGCGCTGAATCTCAGCCAGGCGGTCGATCGTCTGATGATTGGATACCTCCACACGGTTCAGTTCAGCGTCCAGGAGCGTCGGGCTCGGCACCGGGTTGAACAGCGCGTCGGTCGTGAAATTCGTCGCGCGCAAATACTTCGTAGGAGCCTGGCTCATTTTGCACCTTTCACGCCGCAAACACGGCGGTCCTCAAGCACCAGCGCCTGACATGCGGTCAGCTGGTGAACTACTTCTTCAGCGCGTCCGGCTTCACCCCAAAGAAATTCAGCAACTTCGCGCGGAAGTTCGGCTCCTGGGGCTGCATCACATCGGCAGGCGGCGGCGCCAGCCTGGGCTGTTCCACTTGGCACAGGGCCGCCTGTGGTGGCCGGGATGCGCAGGCGGATAGCGCCACTACGCACACCAGCAACAAACTTATCTTGTTCCTTGCGCACATTTTGTAATTGCTCCTGTAGTGTGGTTGAAATGCTTACGATCTTTGCCTGGTGCTCAGCTTCTGCCGCTCGGATCTGGGCCTGCAGCCTCACGATCTCGTCATTCAGCTTTTGCGCCTCCAGCAGCTTCGCTTCTGTGAGCTTTTGGGCGTCAGCCCTGGCGGAGTTATCGCGGATCTTCCAGCCGCCATATCCAGACAGGCCGTGCGTGCCAATCAGAATGAGAGCAATCGCGCCAATCAAATAGGGCGTCGGGATCAGCTTCAGTAATGCAATCATTGTTTCACCCCCATACACATCAAGTATTCTTTCTCGCGCCGGATCGTCAGGCCGCGTAACACCTTGCCGTCCTGCTTATCCCACCTCAAAATCTGAGCGCATGCGCCGTGATAATCACCGGCATTCAGCTTCTTCACCAAGGTGGATCCGCAGAATGCGCCATGGCCGATATTGTAAGTCATGCTCAAATACGCGTCGTATTCATGCTGGTAGAGCGGCACTTTCACACAGTCCTTCATCGCACCTTCAAACTTCTGCACGTCGCGCAGGGCGCGGTTCAGGGCTTGTGGCACGGTGATGGTATCACCCATTTTCACCTTCTCCGTCGTGCCAAAACCAATGGTCGGCACGTCACCTGGTACGGGAATATACGCCTTGTCGCGGTAGCCCTCGGCTACCAGCAAGCCGATCAGCGCGACACCGCTTACGCCCAGGGTTTTGATCGGCAGCCGCATGTCTTAGCGACCCTCGATTTCTCTGTGGTGCCGCTTCACTTCAAGATGGCCAAGCACCTTGAACACGATCTGCACCAGTACACCAATGCCTGCAATGATCAGACCACCGATGGCAGCAAACTCATTGGCCGTCATGCCAAAAAAGACTGCGCCACCTGCACCACCATAAGTTACCTTGGCGGCAGTAGCTGCGATTGCGTCCTTGTCCATACGCATCTTCTCACTTTCTTTTTCTTGGTTGAGAGCGGCGGCCGCCAGTAACGCTATGGCGCCGGTGATTCATCAGCCAAGAAGCGTAGCGAACGTCATTCAGATAGGATTGCTTGCAATGCTCATGATCAAACCAGAAAAGCCGGTCGATGATGTTGGCCCAGGGCGATTGCGTCCTGTAAGCGCGGCCGGAAAGGGATTCGTTAGGATGACCGCCGATCAGCGTGTTGACAAGCTGGCTGCAGGCATCACCAATACGGATGAGTAATGGTCTGGTCATGCTGGCCACTCCAGAACTGGAAGCTCAGCAAACACATCTTCGATTGTCGGCATTGGTCGCTCGCCACTTTCGACATCCGCCAGAATCGAATACGCAGTGGCCCAGGTCGTATCACGCGCTTCGACGCAATACTGACCTTCAGCGGCAAACTTCATGACCGTGCTGGTGACGTAGGTGCAAGCTGACAGGATGCCGTCGTAGCCGCGTGTTCTGGCGAAGGCATCGAGCCGCGCCTGAATCGCGTCAGTGAACATCTTGATAGTTTCTTCAGGCGTAGGTTCTGGAGTTGCTGGTGCAATCCATTGGCCGTCCACATACCTGTACCCAACGCCAGTGCCTTCCGGTAACGGGATAAGACCTGGCATGAAGTCCAGACTTTCCACAACGATGACATTGATGATTTCGTTGTTTTCAACGAGAGCTGCTGTAATTGACATTGCCGCCTCCTTACCAGAACACAGTGACAGTTACGCGGCCATCTGCGCCTGCGCCGGAGTTGCCGGTTTCAGTGCCACCGCCGCCTCCTCCTGGTGCAGTGCCTGCGCCGCCAGCTGTCGAGCCTGTAGCGCCTGCGCCGCCGTTGCCAGCATAGGTGGATGCGCCACCAGCACCAACGATGCCACTGGCGACACCACCGCCACCACCGCCGCCGCCATAAAATGCATCTCCGCCATTGGGTGCGTTCAACGGAATGGGTCCAGTTGAAGTTGAGCCTGCACCACCACCACCACCACCACCAAAAGCGCCACTACCGCCTTGTGCGCCATACAATGCATTGGTGAAGCCATCTTCACCTGACGCTGAACCTATACCACCTGCGCCTGGAGTTGTTGAGCCATAACCACCACCCCCACCGCCTCCTACCGAGCCCCTGCCTCCAGCACCGCCAGTTGTTGTGCCAGACCCACCTCCACCACCTGTACCTTTTGAGCTACCTGTGGAGGCAGCGGTGCCACCACCTCCACCACCAAGCGCGGTGAGAAAAGTGCCAAAGCTGGAATCTCCGCCATCATTACCTGCAGTTGTCGTTGAAACTGACGCACCACCAGCACCAACCGTTATGGTTTCAGAAGCACCAAGGTCAGCAATGCGCATAAACCTGCTGGCGTAAGACCCACCGCCACCACCGCCGCCAGATCTATCTGCCCCACCACATCCGCCGCTTGCGCCGCCGCCAATAGCCTCAATCAAAACCAGCGCATTTTCTGGAGCGCCAGATGGTTTTGTCCATGTGCCGGAAGCATTGAATACCTGCTGGTCGTAGCCGGATGGAGATGCAGGCGTTTGATAGATTGGGTCTGCACCAGAACCTTGGCTAGTCAGCACCTGACCTGCAGTACCGACGCGCGCCAGCTTTGAAAGAGCGACTGCCTGCGCAGCGATCTTGTCGCCGGTGACTGCACTGTTCAAAATCTTGTTGGTCGTGACCGCATTATTGGCGATCTTTTCCGCCGTGATGGCGTTGTCGGATACGGTTGCTGCTGTGTTAGCTGACGTAGCAAGGTTAGCCGTCGAGGCATTGCCGCTGATGTTGATGCCCCAGGTGCCGGAAGCGTTGCTGCCGTCGGAGTTGGCCTTATTTGCAAGCGCAGATTCCTTCGCCATCGGATGACCGCCTGGCGTAGTGCCATCATGAACAACCACCGCGTCCTTGCTGGTATCAACCGTCACTTCGCCTTCGGCGCCGGTGAAGGTCGAATGCTCACTCGTCGTGCCGCGCCGCAATCTTAATTCATTTGCCATTATGCAATGCTCCCAAGATCAATAGATGAGGCAAGTTTTTCCGATGTCACAGCACCGTTTTCCAACTGACTGGTGCCAATAACTAACGATGCTTGCCATTTTACACCATCCCATGTGTAAGTAACGCCACCAACAACGTAAGTATCGTTGACGGCAGGCGCATTTGGAAAATTGATTGCAGTCATGTTCTAACCCACCCCGTTCCGTTCCACTTTTGAACAACGGCAGCCGCCCACCTGGCGCCATCCCATTTACGAAGAGATCCAGGAACCCACGAAGATCCGTTCCATGCTTTAAAAACAGTTGGCATGTCTTCATAAGTAGCAGCCCACGTTGCACCATCGATCTGCACTGATGACCTGGCAGAAGGGCCGCCACCAGCCCCGGATGTAACAACCTCGATGTCAACCGTCTCTAGGCCATTGATGTCAGCGCCATCAAACGTACAAACGACATCTTCCCCTGTTGTGCTTGTGACAGAGAATGAAGACCCAAGGATCGATTTAATTAGTGCTCCACCTTGATACAAGTTTACACCAGTAATAGTCGGGTTGCCGGTGCCACTTGACTTTCTGACGCGCAGCGTCAGCGTCTGCGTTCCATAAGCAGAAAACAATCCTGCGACTGCATCAAGCCGCCACCTGGCTGTCCAGTTCGTCGTACCTGTGTCGGTAGTGAATGTGCCGTCGATCGCCCCCAGAGCATTAGCCGGTGTTGAGACGCTGCCAGATATACTGGAATTAAAGTTGAGATTTGCGGTTGGCATTATGAAATATCCAACCAAAGCTGATTTACAGTCGGGCTAGTTGGTGCAGTCGCGGATACAGTGATCCCAGGATCGCCAGTGTCTCCTTTCACGCCCTGAATGCCCTGAATGCCTTGAATGCCTTGAAGCCCCTGTTCGCCCTGAATACCCTGAATGCCTTGCTCACCCTGCGGTCCCGTATCTCCTTGTGGACCTTGCGCGCCAATACCGGCAGCAGCCACCCACTGAGATGACGTGCCGTCGTTGTAATAGATGAACAAATTTCCGATCGATGAATCCCACCACAAGTCACCAGCAGAAGGGCTGGTTGGAGGCGTAGTGCTTGATGTGACGGATGCACCGCCCCCGCCGCCACCTTCAGGCGGATCAATCCATGTCGTGTCATAGTTGGTGGAGGATGCCTTTGCGAGCACCTGGCCGGTCGTACCGCCTGCGGCTACGCCAGGTCCAGCCGGGCCAGTGGCGCCGGTTTCACCTGCAGGTCCGGTTTCGCCTTGAATGCCTTGCGGGCCCTGTGGGCCTTGAGGACCAGTTTCACCTTGGATCCCCTGAATTCCCTGTGGGCCAGTTTCACCCTGCGGCCCTTGCGGGCCTGTTTCACCTTGCACGCCCTGCGGACCCTGCGGGCCTGTTTCACCCTGGATACCTTGAGGTCCTTGTTCGCCTGTCGGGCCAGCTGGGCCTGCCGGTCCTTGGATGTTGCCAGCATTCACCCATTCCGTGCCGCTCCAGACATACAGATCACCGCCAATCAGGTATGCGTCACCGATTTCGTCACCGGTGGTCGGAAGCTCGGACGGATCATTGAAGCTGCCAAGCACCGTGATGCCGGTGCCTTGTGGGCCTGTTTCGCCTTGCGGGCCTTCCGGTCCTTGAATACCTTGTGGCCCCTGCGGGCCAGTTGGGCCTGTGTCACCTTGAATGCCTTGCAATCCCTGCGGCCCTTGAGGCCCGGTGTCACCAGTGTCGCCTTTGACGCCCTGAGGGCCTTGCGGACCCGTCGGGCCTGCCACACCCTGAATACCTTGGGGGCCTTGCGGCCCGGTAGGACCGGCTGGGCCTGTGGCGCCGGTAGCGCCAGTGGCGCCGGTATCGCCCTTATCACCCTTGTCGCCCTTGTCACCCTTTGGTCCTGTTGCACCCTGGATGCCCTGGATGCCTTGCGGGCCTTGCAGGCCGCGCGGCAGGCCGAAGGTGATACGCAGGTTGCCAGAATCATACGAAACCGTCGCATCAGCCCCAGGAGCAAGCGTGTTGGCCAGGACGGTCAGGTTGTTGGCAAGGTTGATGGAATCTGCAGAGGCGGCAACCGCCACGTCTTTGGCAGCGGTAGCGGTAGCAGCTGAAGCTGCAGCGGAGCTGGCGGAGCCAGCGGCTGCGGTAGCAGAGGCGGCCGCATTGATGGCTGACTGAACCGCCGCCTGCACGTCCTCGATGTTGTCAGCAACCAGGATGATGTCGCCCAGGTTGTTGTAGACGGTGATGATATAGCCGTCTTCCGTGCCTTCGATGATTTCAACTTCGTCGATGATGAGGCCAAGGTCGTAGGCGAAACCGGTGCCGGTAAGGTCTGCGCCGACGGCGCGGATGGCAGGTAGCGAGCTGATGAGCTCGCCCAGGTCGTTAAGTTCTGGATCAACCGCGTCGCGGTTGACGATGCCGTTTCTGAGCTTGCCGTCTTCGCGCTGGATCTCGTTGAGGCGGTCTATGGTTTGGTCGGTGCTGGATTTCACCCGGTTGAACTCGGCGTCCAGCGCCGAAGGCGATGGCGACTTGCCAGCAATCTGGTCGGACACAAAGTTTGTGACGCGCGTGTATTTGGTTGGCTGTTGGCTCATCTGTATTCCAGCAGGGCGACGGATGGCCGTATTGTAACTGTATGATGTTGCAGTGCATACGCTACGGTTTGTAGGGTAAAGTCTGTACGGGGAGAATTTTGCTCGGAGAGGCCGACATAGGGATTACTGCGGCGCGGCGGGCGCCCGGCCGGG